GAAAACACACCACGTCTGTATGACGTTCAAGAAACTAAGGTTTTAACCGAACACTTACATCATTTGTCTAAACCACAAGATGAGCGTAAGGAATATAACAAGAGTAGGTACGCACAGCAGAAAGCTGTTAAAGAGTCTTTAAGCAAGGGTGTTAAGTCCTGTGCTAAGTGCGGTGAAGAGAAGAAGTTGTTTGACTTCTACGCTGATAAGAAAAGCTACTCTGGCTACTCTAGCTACTGCAAAGAGTGCAAGAAAGCAACCGTATGACAGAGACAGTACAGCCTAAATTACGAGGTAAAGGTAGACCACCTAAGTCTGACCTTCAAGCAGTGAAGGATCGAACCAAAGGTAAGGTAGGTCGTCCTGCTGGCGATGCTGCCAGACTTCAAGAGTTCAAGGAACGATTGCTTGCCACCGGTGGTAGTCGTATCCTAGACAAGATGGTAGAGATTGCCATGACTGATGGACACCCCGGACAGATGGCAGCTATGAAGTTAGCTGTTGATCGTATCCTCCCTGTGTCTATGTTCGATGCAGCTAAACAAGCTGGTGGAGCACCTCAGATCAGTATCAACATTACAGGCTTGAATACGCCCACTGTAAGCAGTGTTAACGATGAGGACATAATTGATGTCTGAACTTAACTTTGCATTACTGAACTGGCAACAGACTGTCTTTAAAGACTCTCACCGCTTCAAGGTTGTAGCTGCTGGCCGTCGCTGTGGTAAGTCCCGGCTGTCGGCTGTAACGCTGCTTATCGAGGCTTTGAACTGCCCTGAAGGGTCAGCGGTGATGTACATCGCTCCTACCCTTGGGCAGGCCCGTACGATCATTTGGGACTTGCTGCATGACTTAGGTCGTCCAGTGATTAAGTCCTCTCACATTAACAACCTTGAGATCACTTTGGTCAATGGCCGTAAGATTCTCGTACGGGGTGCTGACAATCCTGACTCTCTGCGAGGAGTGTCTTTAGTTTATGTCGTACTAGATGAATGCTCGTTTATCAAGCAAGAGATTTGGGAAAAGGTTATCCGTGCTGCTTTGTCGGACAAGAAAGGCAGAGCACTATTCATCTCTACCCCCTCAGGCCGTAACTGGTTCTATGACGTGTATAAGCTCGGCAAAGATGAGGCTGATGAAGAGTGGAAGGCATGGCACTACACCACTGCTGACAACGAAACCATTGACCCTAAAGAGATCGAAGCAGCCAAGCGAACATTGAGTTCCTTTGCCTTTAAGCAAGAATACTTATCCAGCTTTGATACTTCAGGTTCTGACATCTTCAAAGAGCATTGGATCAAGAAAGGCCCTGAGCCTAAAGATGGTTCATACATCATCGCCATTGACTTGGCAGGCTTTGAAGACATTGCCGATGGCTCCCAGAACAAGAAGAGACTAGACGAATCAGCTATCGCTGTGGTCAAGGTATCAGACGATGGTACTTGGTGGGTTAACAAGATTGAGCACGGACGATGGGACATTAAAGATACATGTATGCGTATCTTGAAGAACATTAAAGAGTTCCAGCCGTTATCGGTAGGTATTGAGCGAGGAACAGCTAAGAACGCTGCCTTGACCATCCTACAGGACATGATGAGGCAGTATAACACCTTCGCTCACATCCAGACATTGACTCATGGTAACAAGAAGAAGACAGATCGTATCATCTGGGCCTTACAAGGGCGCATGGAGCACGGCAAAGTCACCCTCAACGAAGAAGGTGATTGGGCAGACTTCGAAGACCAGCTCCTTATGTTCCCTACCAAAGGCGTGCACGATGACTTGGTGGATGCTTTAGCGTATATTGAACAATTGGCCCTTAACTCGTTTGTCCCTGATTATGAGGATGATGAGTATGAGGTTTATGATAATATTTCGGGCTATTAGCCCTTTGAAAGGATTTTAAAATGGCTACATCAATGGCAGGTCAACGCAAGACGATGACTAAAGCAGAATTAGATAAAGACAAAGCTTCTCAAGAAGAGCGTATTAACCGAAATAGTGAAGTTTTGAAAAAGGCAGAAGCTTTAGACACGGGTAAAGGTTCTTTGGGCGCTGCTTTAAAAGAGTTTGGCGGAATGGCTAATAAAGGCTTGAACAAAGACTTAGAAGAAATTTCAAAATTTCGTAATGCAAATAGCCGCGAACAGTATATGCACGAAAAACAACAGGGCGACCCCAGCGCTAATCGTTTGTCTTTTGAAGACTGGAAAAAACTTTAAAGGTTTCCAATGGATAACTTAGAACAAAGTCAGTATGACGAACCCACAGAGTCCGACAAAGAGCTGACTGAATGGGTTGTCTCACACACTGACAAGTGGCGTGATTACCGCGACCAGAACTACCTACAAGACTGGCTTGAGTACGAACGTATCTTCCGTGGTCAGTGGGCCGCTGAAGACAGTACACGATCCTCTGAGCGTAGCCGTATCATCTCCCCCGCCACACAGCAGGCGATTGAGACTCGTCACGCTGAGATCATGGAGGCTATTTTCGGTCAAGGTGAGTGGTTCGACATTGAGGATGATCTGAAGGACGTTAACGGCACTGCCTTGGACGTTGAGCAGATCAAGGCTCAGTTGATGGAAGACTTCAACCGTGACAAGATTAAGAAGGCTGTGGATCAGATTGAACTGATGGCCGAGATCTACGGTACAGGTATCGGTGAGATCGCTGTCAAGACAGAGAAGGAGTACGCTCCTGCTACTCAAGCTATCCCCGGCGTACAAGGACAAGCGGCTATCGGTGTTACCGAGAAAGACCGTATCTCCGTAAAGCTAGTTCCTGTGAACCCTAAGAACTTCTTGGTTGATCCTAACGCCACATCCTTGGATGACGCTATGGGTTGTGCCATTGAGAAGTTCGTATCGGTGCACAAGATCGTTGAGGGCATGGAGAAGGGTATCTACCGTAAGGTTGATCTCGGTATTGATGCTCCTGATGACGACTTAGAAGTTACAGAAGAAGTAGTTAATTATCAAGATGGTCGTGTGCGTATGCTCACGTACTACGGCTTGGTTCCTCGTGAGTACTTGGAACAGTTGGAGAACGAAGAAGAGGTTGCTGACCTGTTCCCAGAAGACTCCTTAGCCGATGACTACGCCGAACTGGTGGAAGCAATCATTGTTATTGCTAACGGCGGTAAGCTCCTGAAGGCTGAAGCTAACCCCTACATGATGAAGGATCGTCCTGTCATGTTGTACCAAGACGATACAGTCCCCGGACGTGTATGGGGTCGTGGTACAGCGGAGAAGGCCTACAACATGCAGAAGGCCATTGATGGTAGTTTGCGTATGGACAGCGATGCCCGTGCCCTTACAGCCGTTCCTATGATGGCTATGGACGCTACTCGCTTGCCTCGGGGTGCTAAGTTTGAGGTTAAGCCCGGTAAAGCGTTCCTGACCAATGGTGATCCTAACCAGATTATGATGCCTTTGCGCTTCGGTACACCTGATAACTCATCTGTGCTGGCTTCTCAGAACTACGAACGCCTCCTCCTGCAAGCTACAGGTACTGTTGACAGTGCAGGCATGCCATCAGCAGCTCCTCGTGACGCTGGTGCAGGTGGAATGTCTATGGCAATGGCGGGCATCATCAAGAAGTACAAGCGCACATTGACGAACTTCCAAGAAGATTTCTTGATTCCATTCATCAATAAAGCAGCTTGGCGCTACATGCAGTTTGATCCTGAGCGTTACCCTTCTGTAGATGTGCAATTCATGCCTACAGCTACCTTGGGTATCTTGGCTCGTGAGTTTGAACAGCAGCAATTCATTGCCTTGTTACAGACATTAGGCCCAGACACTCCAGTTCTGCCTCTGATCCTTAAAGGTATCTTGGGTAACAGCTCCTTGAGCAACCGAAATGAACTGATTGCAGCTCTGGACAAGATGAGTCAACCTAATCCTGAACAGCAACAACAGGCTCAGATGCAGCAACAAGCTGCTATGGCTAAGTTACAAGCTGATCTGGCACTCTTGCAGGCACAGACTCAGAAGACTAGCTCCGAAGCACAACAAACAATGGTTGAAACTCAGCTTATGCCTGAAGAGTTACGTGTAAAGGTGGTACAAGCCGCTGCTACAAACCTCGATCAAGATGCTGACTTCGCTAAACGTATGAAACTGGCTGATTTGATGCTCAAAGAGAAAGATATCGACTCAAACGAGCGTATCGCTGTAGCTCAGATGCAGAATCGTCAGCCTAAATAACCACTAAGAAAGGAGTTTCCCCCTATGGATAAGAAACTTCAACATTATTACGAGGAAACTTTTTCAATGATGTCCACTGAAGGGTGGAAATACTTGATTGAAGACCTCAAAGAGTTAGAAACTAATCTAGACAATGTTCGCACTGTGAAAGACGAACAATCATTAAACTACCGACTAGGACAGTTGGACATTCTAGATTTGATTCTTAACCGCAAGAAGACTTGTGAAGAGATTTTCGAGCAACTTCAGCAGGAGGTACAGTAATGCGCCGAATGTTTGAGTTTGTTTGTGAAGATGGACACATCTCTGAAGCGTTTGTTGATGAAGACTGTAGGGAACTCGCTTGTCGAGCCTGCGGTAAGCATTCAACGAGAATTGTTTCCAGTGTCAGGAGTAACTTGGAGGGCATCACAGGTGCTTTTCCTGGTGCATATGACGCATGGGAACGTAAACGAAGTGATAAGCTGAAACAAGAGAGGAAAGCCTCTTACGCTGTTCCAGAGTAACACTTCACATTAAACGGGTAGGTACGAGAGTATCCACATTTCATAGTCCTATAATCTCAAGAGAGACAGGAGAATAATAGTATGGCATTTATTGACGACGAATCGTTTGATCCAACCTTGGACACGATCACAGATGAGCAACCTCAAGAGACTCCGGTACAGGAGCAACCTCAAGAAGTTGTAGAAGTAGAGAATGTAGTTCCTGATAAATACAAAGGTAAAGCCTTTGAAGACATCGTAAAGATGCACCAAGAAGCTGAAAAGATGATTGGGAGGCAAGCACAGGAAGTACACGAAGTACGTTCATTAGCAGATCAATTACTGAAACGACAACTCGAAAGCGATAAGGCAGTAACTGTTGAAAGTGCGCCCGAAGTAGATTTCTTTGAGAACCCTCAAGACTCTATTAAACGTGCAATTGAGAATAACCCCGCAGTCATTGAAGCTAAACAAGCTAACCTTGAGCTAAAGCGGATGAAGACAGCACAGCAATTAGCATCCAAACATCCTGACTTTGGCACTATCGCCAACGACACTGGATTTCAGGAGTGGGTGAAAGCTAGTCCTATTCGTCTTAACCTTTACGCTAAAGCAGATGCAGAGTTTGACTTTGGTTCAGCGGATGAACTCTTGAGCACCTATAAAGAACTTAAGCAAGTTCGCAACAACAACGTACAAGAAGCTGGTAAGAAACAACAGGCACAAGCTCTACGAGCCGCAGGTGTGGATACAAGTGGTTCTGGCGAAGTTGCAAAGAAAGTATATCGTCGTGCGGATTTAATCCGTCTTAAGATGACAGACCCAGATCGTTATGAGTTGCTACAACCTGAAATCATGGCAGCTTATCAACAGGGTCGAGTTAAGTAATTTTTAATTGAAATCATAGGAGTATTCAAATGGCTTTAGGTACAAACAACGTCACAGTCACCACAGCAGCAACCTTCATCCCTGAAGTTTGGTCTGATGAGATCGTGGCAGCATACAAGAAATCGCTCGTTATGGCCAATCTGGTCAAGAAGATGAGCTTCAAGGGCAAGAAAGGTGACACCGTTCACATTCCTTCGCCTACCCGTGGTACAGCTTCCGCTAAAGCTGCTGGCAGTCAAGTCACCTTGATCGCTGCAACTGAAGGCGATGTGACCATCTCTATCGACAAACACTTCGAGTACAGCCGCTTGATCGAAGACATCGTTGAAGCCCAAGCTCTGTCGAGCCTGCGTAGCTTCTACACCGATGACGCAGGTCACGCTCTGGGCAAGCAAGTGGACACCACTTTGATCCAACTGGCTCGCGCTGCTCGTGGCGGTTCTTCCGCTAACGCTCAGTACGCTGGTGGCATCATCGGTTCTACCGGCGCTGCTTACACTTACGGTTCGTCCAACGCTGCCAACATCGCTGATGCTGGTATCCGTGCAGCTATCCAGTTGCTGGACGACCAAGACGTGCCTATGGACGGTCGTTCGCTGGTGGTTCCTCCTGTTGCTCGTAACAGCATGTTGGGTATCAACCGCTTCACCGAGCAGGCCTTCAAAGGCAACGGTACTACCCTGCAAAACGGTGAGTTCGGCGACATCTACGGCGTTAAAGTGTATGTGTCTACCAACTGCGATACCGCTGCTGGCAACACCGCTACTGACCGCGCTGCTCTGATGTTCCACCGCGATTGGGCTGTGTTGGTTGAGCAGATCGGCGTTCGCGCTCAGACTCAGTACAAACAAGAATACCTCGGTAACTTGTTCACTGCTGACACCCTGTATGGCGTGGGCGAACTGCGTGACTACGGTTGCGTTCCAATCATCGTTGACGCTTCTGCGGCTTAATAGATGAATAAGGAGGCCCCTTCGGGGGTCTCTTTTATTTACTACTTACTATCAGGTGAGTAATAAACAAAGGAGATACACAATATGGTACGCTTTCAAATGAAGCATAGCACTAGACCTCAGACTATTGCCACGGTTACTCGTGATGTAGACATTAAGAGTTTTAGGGATAATCCTGAATGGTATGAGATTATCGAGACTCCTGAGCCTGAACAAAGACAAACAGTTAAAGTCGTTAAACAAGTTAAGAAGACTAAGGAAATTGTATGACAATCTATCGCGGCCCCGGTGGAACAGGTGAAGCACGTACCGACTCCGATATAACGGAAGTACGTATTATCGCTGATGAGGCAGAAGGCTATAAAGATCAAGCTGCTACATCGGCCAGTGCCGCTGCATCGAGCGCATCTGCTGCTGCCACTGCCGAGACTAATGCAGAGACAGCAGAAGCCAATGCAGAGACTGCTGAAGCTAACGCTGAAGCTGCACAGGCCGCTGCCGAGGCTGCACAAGCTGCCGCTGAAGCTGCCCAGACTGCTGCCGAGGCTGCTCAGGCCGCTGCTGAGACAGCAGAAGCTAACGCTGAGACTGCTGAAGCCAATGCAGAGACTGCCGAGGCTAACGCTGAGACAGCTCAGGCTGCTGCTGAAGCTGCTCTGGCATCTGCTCAGGCTGTCTACGATGACTTTGATGATCGTTACTTAGGTGCTAAGTCAAGCAACCCTTCAGTTGATAACGATGGCGGTGCTCTGACAGCAGGTGCTCTGTACTTCAACACCACTGTCCCTGAGATGCGTGTCTACACAGGCTCTGCTTGGACTGACTTCTCAGCAGGCGCTGCTGTGTCGTCCTTCAACACACGTACAGGCCCTGTCACATTGCTGGATACCGATGTTAACACAGCATTGGGTTACACAGCAGCTAACAGCTCTACTGTTGCCCTCAAAGCTAACAACTTATCTGACTTGGCTAGTGCTTCTGCTGCCCGTACCAACTTAGGCTTAGGCACAGCAGCTACAACTGCAAGCACTGATTATGCAACTGCTGCTCAAGGTGTTAAGGCTGATACAGCACTCCAAAGCTACACAGAAACAGACCCTGTATACTTAGCTTCTAGCTGGTATGGCACTACTAACAACTCCTCTAACTGGAATACAGCGTATGGTTGGGGCAATCACGCCTCTGCTGGTTATGCTACATATCCTTCTCAGACAGGTAACTCAGGTAAGTATCTGACCACAAACGGGTCAACAACAAGTTGGGCTACCGTAAGTGGAGGTGTTACAAGCGTATCAGGAACTTCTCCTGTAGTCTCTTCAGGCGGGACGACACCTGCAATTTCATTAGCTTCTGGATATGGAGATACTCAAAATCCATACGCTTCTAAAACTGCTAATTATGTTTTAGCATCACCTAACGGTTCAGCAGGTGTTCCTTCATTCCGAGCATTAGTTGCTGCCGATATTCCAACACTTAACCAAAATACTACAGGAACTGCTGCCTCGCTTTCCACTGCATCGGGATCAGCACCTTCGTACTCCGCACGAGCATGGGTAAACTTCAACGGTACAGGTACTGTGGCTATTCGTGCCTCTGGTAACGTATCCAGTATCACAGATAACGGAACTGGTGCTTATACGGTTAACTTTGCTACCGCACTGCCTGATGCTGATTTTTCAGCCGCTTTTTCATGTGCTTTTGCTGTGGATGGAAATGACTACGCAACTGGTGGTTCCAACAAGTCAACAACAATTTGCGATGTTTTCATTGTTAACAGCGGCAACGGCAACAGGTATGACTCCAACAACGTTACTGCTGTTATCTTCCGCTGAAAGGATACCATGAACAAAAGAATCATTTACCCAACTGACGATGGCGGTGTGGCTATCATTATCCCTGCCGAGTCTGTTGAAGCAGCAATGAAGGACATTCCTGAAGGCAAGCCTTACAAGATTGTGGATGTTGCCGACATCCCTGAAGACCGTACCTTCCGTAACGCATGGGAATACACAGCATGATTAACATCAACTTAGACAAAGCTAAGGTCATTGTGCATGACATTCGCCGTGCCAAACGCACTGCGGAGTTTTTACCACTGGATGTCAAGGCAACCATTCCAAGTGAAGCAGTAGCTGCTGAAGCTGCTCGTCAAGCTGTGCGTGAGAAGTATGCCGCCATCCAAGATGATATTGATGCTGCTCCCGGTGTTTCAGAACTTAAGTTAATCGTAGAAACTTTATAAAGGAGTAACTAATATGCCTCTCAAAAAAGGTAAATCAGATAAGACAGTCAGTGAGAATATCTCCATGATGGTCAAAGAAGGGAAACCTCAGAAGCAAGCAGTTGCTATTGCACTGTCTGAGGCAGGCCGTGAGAAGCCAGAGCGCGGTGAACGCACCAAGAAGAACAAAGACAAGAAGAAAGCCAAATGACACGTCCTGTATCGGTAGGTGTTAACCTTGCCTCAGCTACGGCTACTACGATCTACACAGTTCCTACTGGCTACTTTGCTAAGTGGAACTTGATGTATCTTTTCAATAACTCAGGCTCTACCAAGAGCATTTCTGCTTACTGGAGAGACTCCAGCGCATCTGCTGACATTCACGTACACAACGGTACGATTGCCTCAGGTGGCTATGTACGCATGGATGGAGGAGCTTATGTGGTAATGGAGGAGGGAGA